ATGAGTGCCAGTCGAAAGTCGGTGGGATATATCGTGCAGCTCGCAGGTTTGGGCGCATTTACGGCGGGGGCAATTTTAAGCGTGCACCATCTCGCGGTGGGGGCGTTGTTCTTGGGCGGCGCGGTGTCGTTTTACGTGGGGCAGAAGATCGCGGCGTTGGCGTAGGACGTCGGGGAGGCAAAGGAAGCAAAGGAGGTTGAGGAGGTGAAGGATGAAGTCAAAGGCGTCTCCCACCTCTTCAAAGGATGAGCATCAGCGCATGAGACTGACGATTCCAGCGGCAAAGGCGATTCGATGACAGGCAAAGGCTATTACATTACGACGGTTGGGGACTGGAAGAGGCGCGCGGGATCGTTTGCGAATTCGCATTGGCTTCTTCTTGGAGCCCCTGGGGACGCTCAGCGACAAGAAAGCGCGGGCGCTCGGCCTGACGTGGACGAGTCGACTCAAATTCTGGTGCTTATCGAGGCGGATGAAGGGACACACGCTGGTCTCGAGGACGATGAGTCGTTCGAGGCTTTGCCGCATCCACTGTCGCAAAAACCGATTTCGGCTGCGGCGCAGGCGGCGCTTGCTGCTCACGGCGTGACGAGCGGAGCATCGACGTTTGAAGCGGCGGAAGCTGTTGCGCGCGTGCATCCTCTGCTGCGGCATAGAGTGTTCTGAGGCCACAGCAAAGCCGATGGCACCGCGGAGGCGCAGAGCCGCAGCGAGAAGCCGCCAAAAAACGAAGCTAAAAACAAGAGGGGTCCTTCGGCCAAAAGCGGGCCTCAGGATGACGAAGTAAACCTTAAAGACAAAAAACAAACGCGGGACGCCCTGATGACAAAATGAATTCGGGGTGGCCGACCGAGAGATGGCCCGGCCGGTATGAGTGCCGAGACGCGACCGTGTCTGTCCATCCAGTCACGGGTTTTCTCGTGGCACTGGTGGAGGTCGTAAGAGCCCGCCAGCAATAGGGTGCAGGCGCAGCGAGGATTTGAAGGCACGGCACTGCGCTAATCGAAGTATTTGCACTCTAGGATGGCCTTCCTGCCGAAGACAAGACGTTACGAAACGCAAACCCAAAACCAAAACCAAAGGCTGCTGCCCTGCAAGGCGAGGGCGCCGCTACGAAATCGGCGGCCCAAGTTGACGACTGAACATCCTAACTGAACGATCTGCCCGGCTATTCCATCGGAGCGCGGCACTGTATGACGAGAGTTAGAAGCGGGGTCGAGCGGTGGGTGGAAGAGGGAGCGGGCGGGATACAGCTGGCTTATGAACCGTTTCCGAAGCAGAGGCAGTTTCACGAATCGGGTGCGAAATACCGATTGTTTGGCGGGGCGGCGGGGCCGGGGAAATCAAAAGCGCTGCTGATGGAAGCGGTGCTCCAGGCGAATGAACATTACGGCGCGAACACGCTGCTGCTGCGGAGAACGTTTCCCGAGCTTGAACAATCGCTGTTGCTTTATTTCCGGCGCGATATTCCCAAGGAGCTCTATCGCAGCTTCAACGATTCGAAGCATGTGGTGGAGTGGTGGAATGGATCGACGACGAGATTCGGGTATTGCCAGTCGGAAAATGACGTCTACCAGTATCAGGGCGGAGAGTTTCTTTTCATCGGGATTGATGAGCTGACGCTTTTTACGCTGCGGCAGTGGCAGTTTCTGACGAGCCGGAACCGGTGTCCTGTGGCGGATGCGTTTCCGTGCATGGCAGGCGCGACGAATCCGGGGAATATCGGGCACGCGTGGGTGAAATCGCTGTGGATCGACAAAAAGCCGGCGGCGGGCATGGAGTCCGCCGAGGAGTACGATCTGAACGAATACGAATTCATCGCGGCGCGCGTGGAAGACAATCCGATTTATGCCGCGGACGAAAATTACATTAAGACACTTCGCTCGCTGCCGACGCATCTGAAGCGGGCGTTTCTGGATGGAGACTGGGATGTCTTTGCCGGGCAATATTTCGACAAATTCGACTTTGGGCAGCACGTCGTCAGGCGCGAATCGATCGGCTTCCGAGAATGGTGGCCACGTTGGATCTCCCTCGATTGGGGATTTGAACATCCGGCGGCCGTTTATTGGCACACGGCGATCCTCGGAGGCTGTGCAAATGGTGCAGGCGCGGATCCGAGAGGGGCGGCGTACCAAGAAGCTGCAGGCTCGAATGCAGCACGCCACCAGATCGCGACATTCCGGGAATACGTGACGCACCGGACGCCGCCAAGGGAATTGGCGCGCGAGATTGTGGCGCGAAGCGAATTTGGCGGAGACCGAGAGAGGATCGATGCGATTTATCTTTCGCCGGATGCGTTCGCTAGGCGTACGGATGAGGCGTCGATCGCGGAACAGATGGGCGATGTGTTCGCAGCGGCTGGATTGCCGAGGCCGATTCCAGCGGATGACGATCGCATCGGCGGCTGGATGCTGATGTACCAGATGCTGGACGCAGGCGAGTGGGTCCTCACGGACAATTGCGCGGAGCTGATACGGACGCTGCCGGGCCTGATACGCGATCCGGGGCGTATTGAGGATGTGCTGAAAGTGAACGGCGACGATGCGGCAGACGCGGCGCGGTATGGATTGAAGTCGCGATACGGCGTGAAGCAAAGCCTGGCACATGCGCCGCTCGAGCAGAGGTTGGCGGCGCGGGTGACGTCGAGCGATCCGACGGTCCGAGCGATTCAGGCTATGAAAGCGCAGTTGGAAGAGACGAACAAAGTGAAGCCGGTGCCGTTTGTCAGGAGAAGGCGGTAAGCGAACGGCAAGGGCAAGCGCACCGCAGAAGCCCGCCCAACAAGACGGCGGGCGCAGAGAAAACCGTAAAGCGGAAAGCCGGAGGGGTCCTTCGCTTCGCGCAGGATGACGTCATTTTGGTTTTGTATTCCCGTGCACACATCTAGCACGATCAGAAACCCAAAACCGCCCACCGAGAGGCGCGTGCAAACATCGCACGCACCCTCACTTTTAAGGGCAAGACGGTGGCCCGCCACGGCGGGCAGGCCGCTACGAAACCGTTGCTGTTTGCAGATTTACTTCTTTAGCCGCAGTTCTAACTTCTAGGAAGGGCCTCTTTCCATGGCAATCGAACCAATTACTTGGATGAAGGAATTTTGGGAGTGGCTGGTGACGAGTAAGTACGTACGGGCGCTCGAAGCGGAAGTGGGCCGGCTGCGAGCGGAGAACCGCGCGCTGATGAATTCGATTCTGGGAATTGCGGGAGTGCCTCCGGTGGTTACGCCGAGTGAGCCAACGGCGGCGGTGAGTTCTCAGGCGAAAGCAAATGGACAGGCGGCCGGCACGACGGCGGCGGTGCCGGTGAGAAAGCGGTCGTGGCAGCAGGTGAATCGGGCATTGGAGATTGAGTCGGCGAAGAAGAAGGAGCCTGGGCAGGTGTGAGTGAGAACTGTGATGCGGCGGGGAGCGACAAGAAAGGAAGCGCACCGCAGGGGCCCGCCAAACAGCCGGCGGGCAGGCCGCGGAGTTCACTGAGGGAGGGCGCGGAGAAAACAAGGAGCGGGCGCAATTAGTGGCTGCACAAGGCATGTCGACGCTGAAGGAAAGCAAGAGGGGTCCTTCGCGGAACCCGCTCAGGATGACAGAAGTTTGCTTTTTGCGTGATGCGAGATCAATGGCGAGTACTTGAACCGCCAGCAACGCAAATTCAGAAGCGATGTTGAGTTCAGGCGAGGACAGGATGTCCACACAAATGAAAATGCAGCAGGGTGACCCGGCGATCGTGCCGATGGAAACACCGACGGTTGAGGCGAAGGCACGGCAGGATGAGGCGCACGGTCGAGCGACGGGCGGAAAGCGCGACGAGTACGGGCCAAATAACGAGAGACTCTCGGACCGTTTGCAGGAGGCGCTGCGACGGCTCGTGTTTGAGTATTCGACCGAGTCGGAATTGACGCGACGGCAGGAGATCCGGCGCATCAAGCAGGCGCACCAATTCTGGCGCGGGCTGCAATATTTGTGGTGGAGCGAGCGGGACCAGAACTGGCATTTGCCGTTTGAGCAGAAGCTGCTGGGCAACAGCGCGCTGGACTCGATGCCGCGTTACGAATTCGTGACGAATATTTACCAGGCGTTCGGATTGTCGCTGGTTTCGGTGCTATCGCAGGACGTGCCGCGTGTGCGATTTTTCCCGACTTCGGCGCAGGCGGAAGAGGATGTGGCCGCGGCTAAGGCGGCGACGGAAGTATCGCAACTCGTCGAGCGGAATAATCGTGTGGGGAATTTGATTGTCGACGAGGCGTTTCATCTGTGGACCGATGGCAAGGTAGGCGCGTACGTGCGCTACGTGGTGGATGGGCAGCGATTTGGGTTCCATCCCGAATCGGAAATCGGCGCGCGCGAGGTGAAGATCGGCGCGGACACGTACGTTTGCCCGGAGTGCGGCGGCGAAACGCCGGCGCAGGGGCGCAGCAAAGCGAAAGCGCAGAACGCAGACGCAGCCGTGAGCCAGGCTGACGGCGATGGCGGCATGGCAACGCTTGCGAGCTGCGTGCGATGCGGCGCGTTGCTGACCGAAGAAGATTTTGTGGCGGTGGAGACGATCACTATCCCGGGCGGCGAGACGCGCGTTCGGGTGCCGAACGGGCAAGAGGTGGTCACGATTGTCGGCGGGCTGGAATTGAAGACTCCACCGTGGGCGAACGAGATGCACGAGTATCCGTATATCCAGTGGAACATGGAAGTGCATCTGGCGAGACTGCGCGCGGCGTATCCACATGCGGCGGACAGGATTGGGCCGCCGGTGGCAACCGGTGCGCAGGAGTATGAACGCCTCGCGCGACTGGCGCAGTCGCAAGGCGGACCGCTGACCGAAGGCGGCGATTACAACATCAACTTAATCACGTTCCAAAGAACGTGGCTGCGTCCGTGGGCGTTCTTTGCGCTGGAGGACAAAGAGCTGCGCGACGAATTACTCAAACTGTTTCCGGACGGCGCGTACGTTGCGTTTGCTGGCGATGTTTACTGCGAAGCGCGGAACGAGAGCATGGACGATCATTGGCGCGTGTTGCATGCGCTGCCGGGCGACGGATCAAGCGGGCGGCCGGCGTTGGGCGATTCGCTAATCAGCGTGCAGGAACGATTCAACACGCTTTCGAATTTGCAGATGGAGACGTACGAGTACGGGATTCCGCCGATTTATGCGGACAGCGAAGTACTGGACTTCGATTCGCTGCAAAGCCAAACGGCGGAGCCCGGGTCACATTATCCAGCGCGAGCGAAAGCAGGGCAGTCGTTGGCTGCAGGATTTTTCCAGCCGGCGCCGGCGGAAGTACCTCCTGATTTGGCAGAGCATTCCGCAAATTTGATGGGACCGATCGCGCAATTTTTGACTGGCGCGTTTCCTGCGCTGTTTGGTGGCGCGATGTCGAATAACGACACGGCGTCCGGCTACGCGATGGCGCGCGACCAGGCGATGGGCAGAATTGGGCTGGTGTGGAGAAGGATGAAATTCTTCCACGCGGACGTGATGCTGCTGGCGGTGGATTGCTTCCGAAGGAATCGGCCGACGGACGTGGAGGTGACGCTGCTGGGAGCGGGATCAGCGTTTGAGTCGCAATGGATACGGCTGGCGGATCTGAAAGGCAACTTGTTCAGCTATCCGGAGACGGATGAGCAATATCCGACGCTGTGGTCGCAACAACGCGCCGTGCTGTTGCAACTGCTAGGGAATTCTGATCCGCAGATCCAGAGCGTGCTGGCACATCCGGAAAATATGGCGCTGGTGAAGCGGCTAATCGGGCTCGAGGAATTGGTTGTGCCGGATGAGGAGTCGAGGACGAAGCAGTATCGCGAGATCGCGCAGCTCGTGGCGGAAGTGCCGGTGATTCGGCGCGATGACGGATCGGGGGTCGAGGTGATGCTACCGAGCATCCTGCCGGACGAGTTTGCGGACGATCATGCGGTCGAGCTGGAGATTTGCATGCGGTGGTTCTCGTCAGACGCGGGGCAGGTGGCGAAGATCGAAGCGCCGGCGGGGTACGCGAACGTGAAGGCGCATGCGATGTTCCATCGAGACTATTTGCGGAAACAACAAGAACAGACGACGGGGCTGGCGGCGCCGTCTGTGCAAGCGAAAATGCCTGTGCGGCTACGTCCTAACTAGTAGGCGCGTTCGACGGAGCTGGACGAGCGTGCGTAAGCGTGTTTTTGCGGTGGCGGAGCGACGAGACGAACGACATGCAAAAACCGTTCGGGCTTAAAAGGCTTCGCCATGCAGACGACGGCGCCGAGTTGGTGGCTCGCGGCATAGTCGGCGGGCTGGGCAGAGCGAGTCAACAGGATGACAGGCACGCGTGCAAGGCGGTCGTTGCGCTTGACGATGAGGCAGAGGTCCTGGCCGGACATGTCTTTGGCTTCGACTTCGGCGACGAATACGGCGGGAACTGTGGTCTTTAGGAATTCGAGCGCTTCGTTGGCCGTGGAGACGATGACTACGTTGTAGCCGTCTTGCTGCAGAACGTTGCGCATGACTTCAGCCGAACGCGGATCGGACTCGACGGCGAGGACGACGGGCTGCGAAGAGGTCGACGCAGACTGAGAAGCTCCGGTTGATGCTACGACGGAGCGATTCGCGCTTGCGTTTTTCGCGGCGATGAACTGAATGCCGATGGCGAAGCGGCCGGCGGATTGTTCGGTGACGCGAACAACTTCCGCGGGTTCGGGCTTGTTAAGCGCGGCGGCCGAGGCGGAATAAGGAAATGTGACCTCGATGGCCTGACCGGCGGAGTAGGACGAGCGCGTGGTGGCGAAGAGCAGACCATCACGAGAAACGTCCATGCTCGTGCAGATCTCCTCGTACCCTGAGGCGGTGAAACGGACGTGAACCTGGGCGCTGATCTTGGCGCGGCGGCGACGGCGACGCTCGGATCCCTTGAATGCGTTCGAGCTTGCGGCGGAAGATTGGGCCGCGGCGATCGCGGCTGGTGTGACTGTAGTCCCCATTTATTTATGACCTCGTAAGTCGAATCGAGCGAGGCGTTGGCCCTGGCGGGCGCGGCATCGGTCGGCTGGTAAGGAAGAGTTTGGCAATATGGAACGGCAGGCGAAATAGTACGTTGGTATCAATTTTGAACACGCGCTTTTGCGGGATGGCGGGACTTTTGGGCACACTTTTCACGCTATTTGGCCTATTTTGAGCGATTTTCGGCGTTTAAGGGAGGGGAGTGATGGCAGGTGTCTTGACAGCGGAAACGGCACAGGCAGTGGCGGACGTGTCGCATGCGCCCGTGACCACGGCGAAGCCGGCACGCGAGGCGCGCCGGTGGTTAAGCGACGACGAGATTTTGGGGCTGGGCGATCGGACGCGGCGGAGGGGACCGACGGATGACGGCGGGAGCGAGTCGGGAGAGGATGCACCGGGCGTGCTCGACCAAGTCCTAGATGCGAGTGAGGGACGAGATGCGGATGATGCGGCGTCGACCGACGAGTATCGGGAAATGTTTGAGGCGAATCCTGACCTGAAACGGGCGTGGGACGAGGCACAAGCGTATCGGGAAGCGTTTGCGACGCCGGAAGAGGCCAAGGCGGCGACGAAAACGATCGCGGACGTGCGCGCGATGGATGCTCTGTTCTTCTCGAAGCGCGGGGAGGACCACGCGGAATTGGCGAGGATGGTCGCGAAACTCGATCCGGAAGCATTTGCTTCGTTGGCGAAGGCGATGAGTGCTGGGGCAGCTGATGGGAACACTGGCGAGCGGACCGAAAATCGGGCAGGGCGCGTTGAGGCTGACTCGCGGCAAGCTACGGGGGCGACAAACGCGGGGGAGCATTTTGTGCAGGCCGCGAATGCGGAAGCGGTGCGAGGCGTGATCCATGCGATCGAGGCGCAGGTTGAGCGCGTGCTGCCGCAGGATGCGCCGCGAGCGGCGAGAGAAAGAGTTGTCGGCGAGATTTATCGCGAATTGGACAAGACGCTGCAGACTAATCCGGATTTTGTGAAGCACGTGCGGAGCGCAGTGCGATCGGGAAGGTTCGACGCAGGGCATCACAGCGCGGTGGTGTCGCTGATCGTAGGCCGAGCGAGGCAGACCCTGCCTAGCGTGGCGAAGCGGGTGCTGAACGAGTGGACCTCGACGATTCTGGCAGCTAATCAGGACCGGCTGGCGAAGCAACGTTCAGCGGAGAGCCGGGTGGACATTGCAGGCACGCGTGGTGGCGTCGATGCGCAGAAGGCAAGGTCACCGCGGGATATTGATTACAACAGGATGAGCGATGCGGATATTTTGAATTTGTAGAGGCAGTTCGGCGTGGCGGCAGTGTGCAGGAAAAACAAGAGGGGTCCTTCGCTTCGCTCAGGATAACGACATCTTACTTTTTGATAGTTCAAATGCTTTTGACGGTTGACGTGAAAATCTTGGTCAACGGCAACAGAAGAACCGCCATCCGGCTTTTCAGAGAAACCCAGACAGCAAACGCGCCATCGGGAGATTTGCGCTCTCGGGGAGAACCAACAAAAGCAACGACGCCCACCGAGAAGCGTTCGCGAACTTCGCGGACAACGGTGGCCGGCGAATGCAAAAGCAAAAGATTTCTGTCAGAGAAAACGAAATGCGGACCCGAGAAATGCCCCGGTCTCTGATTTAAAACATGCGTGTCTCTTGACAGCGCCGACGTCTTTATAAATGGCCGCTACGACGGCAACAGCAACGGCTCCGTTTTTTTACACGTCCGAAGAGGACACCTTAAACAGTCCGCGGAAGAGGCAAGAAGAAGTACTTCAGGAGCTAAAGCCCCGTTGATTTGAGGCGTCTAAAGCGGGACTAAGTCCCGCCCTACAACGCTTGCGAGCCATTCTTCCGCGGTCCGCTAAATACGGCAAGCGGTCCGACATAAATCGCGGGCCAGATTGTTTTACAAGCGACAAAAAGGCATCACAACTAAGGGAGATTTCAGACCAATGGCACAGATGCAAAATTCGCAGTCCGTTGCGCTGCAATTGGAGAAAGTCAGAGACAAACTCCCGCTTTTGTACGAGCGGGACGACATGCTATTGACCATGATCCAACAGCGCGGCGACGTGGAGCGCGTGAGCTCACGCAACATGCGGCTGCCACTACAGATCCGCCCAGGAGGCAAAGCCGGCCTGGCAAATATGGACGGCGGCGATCTCGGGCGCGGTTCCGGCACGACCTATGACGTGGCGCAGGTGACGCCAGTATTTTTCCGGAATGCAGTGGAAATTACGAAACTGGTTGAGTATGCGTCGAACGCACCTGAAAAGGCGATCGAGAACGCGGCGAAGCGTGAAGTGAAGAACGCGATGGCGCAGTTCCGGTCGTTTCTCGACAAGGCGATACAGACCAACGGAAACGGCGTGTTAGGGACAGTCAGCTCCATCACAACGAGCGGCCTTCCGAGCGGAGTGGCCGCGCAGTTCACGATGGCCAAACCGCCTGGCGCGCAACTCTTCTATTACAACCAGACTGTGCAGGTATACGACCCGACCCTAACAACGAACCGCGGCTCAGCGAACGTGTTGCTCGTCGACCCTTTCAATTCGTTGCTCCAAGTGGACAGCTTGCCGAGCGGAACCGCAGCAAATGATTTGGTCGTGCACGACGGCTTGACCGGCGCGTCACCGGTGTCGCTGTTCGGGATTCTTTACCACCAGTCGAATGCGACGACCGGAACATGGTTGAACATGAACCGTGCGACCTATCCAGTGGAACTGGCGACGCCGCGCGTCAACGGAAACAATTCGGCGATTACACCGGGAACGGTGCGGTTGGCGATCAACAAGGTTCGGAAGTCCTTGGGAACGAACCAGCTGAGCAAGCTGGTTGCTTACACGTCACTCGAGCAAGAGCACCAGTGGGAACAGCTTGGCGTGACGATTTCGCAGATCATCAAGGAAGGGGCAGGTGGCCGCGCGAGCGACCTCGACCTGCTCTTTACTGGCGAGAAGACGATGGCGGGCGTTCCGATCAAGTCCAGCATCAATGCGAATCAGTCGCGCGTTGATTTCCTCGACTTGTCGCATTGGGGACGCGCGGTAATGCAGGACATCGACTTCTATGACGTTGGCGGTCAGACAGTATTCCCGATTTACGGCGCGAGCGGTGGTCTGGCAAGCGCCTACATCTTCTATTTCGTGACGGGCTTCCAGGTGTGGAACGACTCGCCGCGGAGTGGAGCGTACATCGATAACCTGGCGATTCCGTCAGGGTACTAAGCCATTTCACAGCGCGAGTCTTTGCTGGCTTTCGCCATCACCACGCAGGCTCCGCGATGGGACGCTGCGGGAGTTGGGTTGTGCCGGCACGCGCGCTGCTTAACAGGGAAGAGGCGGCTCAAGACGGCCGCCTCTTTTAATTTTTCAAAGGCTGCCCGCCCGAACCTCGGGGCGGCCTCTACAAAGATCAACAACAAAGACCAACGCAAAGACGCCCATCGACAACGACGAAGACTTTCTCCTTACGACATTTTCGAAGGTGCCCACCAATGCGCCCGCCTACGGCGGACAGGCCCGCCTGTTGGCGGAAGAGTCCGAACAGGCGGGCGTCCTTCCTGTGTGCCGAAAAGCAAGAGGGGTCCTTCGGGCCGCTTCGCGTCCCTCAGGATGACGCGCCTTATTTCCTGCATGTAAACGAGAGACAAAATTGCGCGTAAGTTCAACGAAGCAACTCCTAAAAACGGGATTGGCATGATACGAGTGACACGAGAGACGCATGAACCATCGGCAAGCCTGACGGAGCGGCTTACTGCCGCTGGTGGAACCAACCGGCTCGGTGACCCGAATTTCCGAGTGGTGTGGGGCGGAAGCAGGCTGACCTGGGTCGGCGGACGCTGGAAAGACCACGACGCACATGGAAATGTGGTTCGAGAGGCAATTGAACTGCGCCGCGTGCCTAAGTACGCGACGGACCGGTGGCACATTGAACGGTGGACGCCACCGGAGCATTACGGTTCGCCTGAGGAATGGTATGCGAAGACGACGGAGACGGAAGACGGAGTGCGCCTGCCGGCGCTGGGGCCCTTATCCGTCGCGCGGCGAATACGAGCACTGCTTCACGTTGAGCGACACAAATAACGAGTTTATCCCCCTGACCGCCACGGCGTGCGATTGGGTGGTGAGAGCCATTGAGTGGGCTCGACGCCAACCTCGAAGCGCCAGTCGAGGCGCTCTTGCCGCGCGCGAGGAGAGACGAGAGCGCGAGTGGGATCTGCGGGCGGATGAGATTTTGGAAAGCACGTTGAACCTAGCCTGAAACACTGCAAGGAAAGGAAATTCACTTGGAAACAGCCCGACAAGCTGCACGCACGACAGCGCAGCCGTACACAAGGCGCGACCTGCTGATCGAAACGCAGACGAGAGGAGATGCCGCGGCAACGATTTCCATCGCCTCTGTTTCCGATCAGAATTGGTATATTTCGCGGACGCATGGCATTTACCATATTCCGGCATGCGCCAAAGACCAGCAGTACGCGCTGGTGATGATTACCTCGCGCGGCGACGCGATCGACCTAGGGGACAACAGGCGGTTTCCTTTCACGATTTCGGCGCGGGATATCGCCGACGACTTGCTCCAGGACCTGCAGCAGCACGGGATATTCGCGTGCGCTGGGGCACGGCCAACGAATGAGGAGCTTGCTCAGGCCACCGAGCGCCGCAATCATTATTATCAAAACCTGATTGCCGAGGGAGATATTATGTGGGCCCGCGGCCATTCTTTCCGCGAGATCTCGGACTTGCATCGACGGGCGGCGATTTCACTTGGAGTTGAACGCGAGTGGGCGTACGTGCCGATGCGAACGACGGATTGTCCGGCCTGCGGCGAGAAAGTGAAGTCGGGCGTGGCGATTTGTAGACATTGCCACGCGATTCTGGACCACGAGAAGGCGGCGCGGCATGGATTGACCGGCGGGTCAGATGTGCGTCATAACCCGATGATCGTGAAGAACGTCGATACTTCGACAGGCTCCAAATAGCACTCGACAAAACGTTTTAAATATTTCGGCCTCAATCAAAACGAACACGAATGGAGCGCAGCGAAGATGCGAGCGATGACGATTACTAGAGGGTTGCAGCACGAGGGAAGCGACCATACGCATATTCTGCCGAGACCGTATGCGCGACGCTGCAGTACGGCTATGGTTTGCATAATTGCAGCGTTGCTGCTGACGGTTACCAGCGCAGCGGCTCAGGGTTCGCGAAAGGACGATATCGTCTTTGGACCTGCGGGGCACCCGGTGGCCGGGGCAATGGTGCGTGTCTGCCAGCCGACGGCGACGGGGACGCCGTGCTCGCCTCTTGCGACGCTCTATACGGACGCGACGCTGACAACGACGGCGTCCAATCCCTTACAGACGGACGGGATAGGAAACTATCACTTCTATGCACCAGCGGGCCGATATCTGCTCCAAATCACAGGGGCAAGCATTCAGGGAACAGAAAACTATCCCGACGTGATTCTGCCGCCGGACGTCAGCTCAAACGGCAGCGGAAATGATATTTCGGCGTTCGGGCTGACGCTCGGCGGAAATTTGAGCGTGGCAGGAAATGCGACGGTGACTGGGACCCTAACGACGGCGAATTTCAGTCCGCGAACGTTTACGCCGTCTTCGTTGACGGTGAACGGCAATACTGCTCTTTCCGGGCCGCGGCCGTACATCGACGTGACGGCACCACCGTACAACGCGAACCCGACGGGAGCGACCGACGCGACCGCGTCGATTCAGGCGGCGATTACCGCGGCGTGTGGTTTCGCGTTGGAAAGCTCTTCGCCTAGGCCAGGGATTTACTTTCCTCCTGGGACCTATCACGTGACGCAGACGCAAGGCGGCTCGTCGGTGACGACACCGATTTTCGATCCAACGTGCGGAGATTTATACGTCTATTCGAACGGATCACAGGCGTGGGCCGGACAAGGGCGCACAGAGCCGCAGGGCGCGGTGATTCTGGTGACGAACGGGTCGAACCCCGATGCGGGACCCGTCTTTCTTTTTACGCAGCAGAGCGGTTCGGTACACGTCAACGGCGTGACGATCGAGAATCTCTCGATGCAGTGTTACAACCAGTGCGTCCAATTCAGCCGGAGCGGCAACGACAAACTTCTAAACGATTCTATGGCGAGCGCGAACACGGGATTCACGGACAACACGCCACTCAAGCTGACGAACGATCTCTGGATACTGATCAACGGCGGTTCTTATACGGCGGCGACGGGGTCTTTGCCGACAATGATCTGGACCGGCGAGACTCCCACGTTTGGAGAGGGAAGCTACGTCAACAACGTCACGGTGGAGAATGTGTGGAGTTTTGGCGGCGGCTTTCAATATATACAACGCTACGGCCCGACGGCGACGCTTGCAGGAAGCTGGGTGTTCCGCAACGTGCTGCAAGAGAACAACAATGCGTCGCCGTTTATGAACGTGGCCGAAACAACCGCAGGAAACCTTCCCGGGCTGCTTGGCGTGGAATTTGACAACTCCTATTTGGCTGATTACACGGCGCCCGAAGAATTGCTGAACCTGAATTTCGCAGGGTATTCGCAGAGCATCACGTTCCACAATTCCGTACAGCAAGGCGGTGGCGCGAATCTGCTGTGTCTGCAGCAAGGCATCCTGCGGAGCTATGAGAGCGATTCGCAAGGGTACATTGGCTCGTGCGGCGGCGGGACGGTGTGGGACGGTTCGCAGATAGACAGCGCAGTCGGATTGGATTTCACGAGCGGGGCAGCGAACTTTAGCGATTCGGGCACAACGATTCCTACAACTGCGTTCGACGGGCCGCTATATCCCACGATTTCGACACGATGGTTTACATCAGGCGCAGCGCTGGCGAGAGTGGCGATCGATGCGTCGACGGGCCTGCTCTTTGGCGACGGCGCAACGCACGGGTATACGTCCGGCGTGCAGCAGAATGCGACTGGCGACGTCGATCTCGAGACGCAAGCGTTGTTGCCACCGACGAATTTGGCGGGAACCGCAACTACGGGCGGGACGCTCGGAGCGGGAACCTATTATGCGGTGCTTTGGATTACGTCGGGAGGTGGGATAAGCCACTGCAATCCGTCGCCGACGCCATTCTGGTACATCTCGTCATTTGCATACTCTGCGGCTGTGACCGTGAGCGGCTCGAACAACGCGATCAATTGGACTTGGACGGCTCCGGCCTCGGCACCAGCTGCGAACAATGGGTACTGCATGGCGATCTTGACGTCGGCGCCAGCCTACGAGGCGCCCGTGGGGCAGGCGCTAAATTTTTCGGCTCCCGCAACAAGCTTTCTGTATGCGGGGCAGACGCAAACGAGCATCGGCAACACGTATCCAATCGGCTGGATGCTTGCAGTCCACTGGTTTACATACAATTCGCTGGGCGTGAACACGACGACGCCGAATTACAACCTGGATGTGAATGGGACGGCGGCCGTCAATTCGTTGAACGCAGTGCAAAAAGCCGAGAGATTTGCCGGGGGCGATGCGGGTGTGCAGATAAACGCATGCCTGACGGCGGCATCGACGACTTCTGGAGTTTGCGATGCGCGCGGAATGACGGGGACATACACGGCAACGCATCACATTTCGATTCCGGCGCACACGGCGCTGATGTGGTGCCAAGGCAAACTGACGATCAACGACAGCGGAACAAATGACGCGGTTGAGTTTGCGGGCGACGGTGGCGGGATGTATGGATGCGGCGAAACGGGGTCAGGGACGGTACCGCGGCCGCAGACCTCTGGCTATATCGCCTGCGGAATCGCGGGGTGCACGGCTGCAGACAACCCGAACGCGGCGACTGCGAACATCGACTGGATTCACATCGACAAAATGTATCTGCAGGCGAACGGGGCGAGTTCGACGGTGCTGAACCTCTCGAGCGTCGGACATTCGGATATCGAGAACAACCGGTTCGTACTGGGCACTGGCGGCGGTTCATATGGCGTTTATGGGAACACGTCAGCAGGTAATGAAGATTCAACGAACTCGCTGGTAAAGCACAACGAGTTTGACGCGCAAAGCCAGAATGATACGTGCGTCTATCTGGCGGGCGTGTTCAACTCGATCAAAGTGGAGCAGAACTCGTGTTACTTGCCGGCTGAGAATATGGGCACAATTGGATTTGCGCTGGCGAAGGACTCGAACGGAAATTATCCGGACAACGATGAGTTTGATGCGAATGACTGCGAGGCGGCGACGACATCGTTTGGCCAGATCTGCTTCAATTTGATCGGCGCGCAAAACGTGCAAATCGGACCGACGAATCGGTGCGAGAACGTTTACAACTGCATTCAGTATCCGTCCGACGGATCAGCGGTGGGGAATCACATGATCGATCCCTACCTCTCACTTTCCGTGAACACGATGGTGAAACCGAATGAACCGGCCGCAGCGCAACAGGCGATGGACAATACCGGGACGAACTGGCAGCCGTCATTTTACTACGGGCTGAACGACTTAGGCGGCGCGAATCTGCTGACAAATCCTGGATTTGAAGGATGGAGCAATTCGACGACGCTATTCGCTTGGGGCGGAGTGAGCGGCACGAATATCAATCAGGCGGGAAGCGGAATTTACGCACAACAGCAGAGTAGCGCTTCGCCTGCTGATTCGACGACGCAGGGATCGTACAGCGTAAAGATTGGCGACAACGCGACGGCGGGGCTGGGGGTCAACTCGGGATGCGTCGCGGTGGATTCGACGATGAATTACACGCTGGCGTTTCGCGTGGCCTCGACGAGCACGAGCGCGAAATTCCGGCCGGGATTGCGGTTCTACTCCGACCCGAATTGCACGGAAGCGGACCGGATCACGAGCGTTGCGACGAATGCGCGTGTGCTGCAACCGGCGTATTACGCGGGAACGTCGGCGTTGGCTGGAACCGGTGCGAATTGGCAGTCGACGAACGCTTCGCTGACCTACAACAATGGGATCACGTGCAACTGCAGTGTGACGGGCGCTGATTTCAATGTGGCGACGGCGAATACATGGACACCGACGCGAAACTTCGCGATTACGTTCCGGGTGCCGAACGCGTTTTCGAGCTCGATCACAACGGCGCAATCGATGCGCGTCTTCATCCTGGAAAACACTGCGGCAAATCCGAACCAAGTCTTTGTAGATGATGTGGCGCTGTCGCAAGGGCCAGTTAATACGCGTGTGCCACACGCGTCGACTGTTACAGAAAACGGAGCGTGCATCGGGTGCGGGATTAACACGGTGACGAGTTATTCAGTCGGCACGGTGACGGCCGGCGCGGCTCCGGGCGCGGCGAACCAGGTGGATATTTCGGTGATCTATCTGCCAAACGTGAGCTTCTCGCACATCACAGTGGATGTTTCGACGTCGGATGCAAATACCGGCGATTTCTATAGCTGGGCGATCACGGACCTGGCGGGCAACGTGAAATGCTCGATGTCGGCAGCAGTGAACTTGACGGCGACTGGGACAAATGAACAGCCGTGCTCGCAAGGCACTGTGACGCTGGCAAATGGCAATTATATCTTCGCGTTCACAGGGAATGCGACGACAGCAAAAATTGCGTACAGCGGGACGGCACCGCTCGCGTTCTCCACCGCCGTATCCACCTCGTCAAGCTCCAGCGGAGCGATGACCTTTCCAATCGGCATGCCGACGGCCGGACAGACATTCAGTTCGTACGGGCTACCGGCGATCATACTGAATTAATCCTCAATTAGCCTCCGGGCAAGGACGATCCATGATGATGTCGCTACACATGTCTGAGAATACTCATCTGTGGGCTCTCTTCGCGGTCGGGCATGGGCTGCATGTCTTCAAACGGGCGAGCCTCTCGACGGCGTCGCGCATATCGGGAACAAGGAGCCGGCGGCAGTGGTTGCGGGTTAATGGGCTGACACTGGCGATCCGGTTCTTCGTGAACGCGGCGACGTTTGCTTACTGGCTGGCCCATCCGGCGGTCGGGACTCATGTGCTTGGAGCGATGCGCATACCCGTGGACCTGACGCTCGAGCCGGGGAGTGCAACCGCTGCGCTCTTCGGGTTATCGGGAGACAGTATGGTTGACTGGGCTACCGCTAATATTCCGTTTCTACAGAAGGAAATCCCGGCGGTACCAACGTCGTAGAGATTCTCAAGTTTCCACAATATCAAGCCAGCGTTGCGAACGATCTTTTAACTCTGGAGGAGCATGATGCCTGTTGTACCCACAACTGCATATTCTCAAGCTGAAGACGCGCTGAACCTAGCGCGAGCGCTGGTGAATGACTCAGCGGGAGCCGTGTTCACAGATACCTTGCTGATGCCGCTGCTGAATTCGGCATACCGGGGGCTACAGCGCGAGTTGGCCGAAAACGGCGTCAGCGTCATGACTGAGCAGCAAGACCTTGATTTGGATGTGGACGACACAACTGGGGTGACAAGCACCGAGATCAGCGACGTTTCGAGTCCGCAGCTTCCAACGGACTGCCTGATGCCGCACATGCTCTGGGAGCGAGCGACGCCGAACACCACCGATGTATTTGTGCCGATGGAGAAGTTTACGAGTGGCGGGGGGATGCTTAATCTTCAGCCGAGCACTTATTTAAGGCTCTGGGAGTGGCGCGAAGATAAGGTCAATTTGATTGGGGCAACGCAGTCGATCACGGTGCGTATTCGGTACGAAAAGTTGCTTCCCCTGCTGACGCTTGGAACCGACCCGCTACAGATCCGGTCGGCCACCGATCCCCTTGGTTTCGCGACTGCTGCGCTGGCTGCGCGATCGAGGGGTGCGCGCGCGCTTGCGCAGGACTTGCTGGGAACCGCACAACTGGCGACGGAACAATTGATCGAGCGGTACGTGCGGCCTGAACAGATAAAGGGACGGAGAAGAATGCCCTATAGCTACCATCCCCGCGTCATCTATCTGTGAGCTAGCGCGCGGACAGCGGGTCAATCCTTCAGAACATCCAGGGTGACCGTGAGTCCCCTCGTTGCGTTGAGAGGCGCTCCAGTTTGGGTGATCGCGGCCCCCTGCACCAATATCTGCGTCGCGCCGGTAGGGGTGGCGATGGCTTTAGTCGACGAGCTATGGCAACCGTTGACGAGCAATCCTGCGCTTAAAGCCCAGACAGAGATGCCGGCGTAGCGAAGACGGCCCTTCAGCGTAAGAAGCCAAGCGATACCCATGAGGCCGAAGGCCGAGAACAAGAGCAACGGGCCGCTGACGGGATACTCGGGTCGTCCGAACCCAGGCGGCACAAGCTTTGCCTGGGTAATCGTATTGGAAGTTTGAACCGTGATGGTGAAGGCTGCGGGCGTTCCAGGCTTGGGGGAGACGGTAGCGGGCTTTGCGGTGCAGGTACTTTGCGTCGGCGTTCCACTTGGGCAAATGATCGAAACCTGTTCACCACTCTGACCAAAAGTGCCAGATGCGGCGACCTGTAGATTAAATGTGGCTGCGTTGCCTTGAAAAACAGAGACCTCCAAGGGCTGTCCATTGGCCAGCTGGATTTGATAGTCGTTCGCAGTACCCGTCAAAGTGGAGCTGACCGAGTCCGAATCCGAATCCACAACTGTGAGTGCCAATGAAACTGGAGTGAACGTCCCCGCAGCCGAACTCGTAGGCGTAAAGGCAACAAGCATGAAGCAGTTGGCTCCCGGCGCAAGAGTGGCACCGCAAGAGGTGCTCTGCAGAGAAAAGTCCCCGTGAGCACTGGACGCCTGCGGAGAAGTAATCTGCAAGCCGGAGACGGTAGATGTAGTGGACGTGTTGGTGAGAGTGAACTGCTGTTGGGCAGAAACTCCGCCCATCGGCTCGTTTGGAAACGTGAAAGATGCCGGCGACAACTGAAGAGGGCCAGTGGAAGCGCCCATGCTTTGCGCTTCCATAACGCGGCTAAGGCCTTGTTCGGCAACGTACAAATCGCGACCCTGCTGATCAAAAGCGATCGCGCCGGGCTGCTGTAGATTGCTCAACACGACCGAAGAGGCTCCGGTCCCTGCGTCGATGCGAAGGATTCTGCCGAGGGTAGAGTCTGCGATGAAGAGGTTCCCGGCACCATCCAAGGCCAAGCCCGCTGGACAAAGGCGATTAGAACCGGACGAACAGGGCGGGACATCGGAGCTCGCGCTCGCGGCCGGGGTCGCGTCGAGGGCGCGCATAGAATGGGTGGCCAGGTCGACCGCTAAGACCTCACCCGTGGAGGGCGAGGCAACGAATGCCTTCGTGCCGTCAGGCGTTACAACCACACTGCCAGGCGAAGTTATCCGCACAACCGTTTCAAGTAGGCCGGTTTCCGGGCGGAGGACGTCCAAAGCTCCCACCGCCCGATCGGTAATGTAGACGTCGCCGGCGTGATCGAGGGCGATTCCCATCGGTTTGGAAAGAGAAACGTTCTGTGGCGCTGCCCACCGACCGGCCACGCTGCGAATGATGCCTGGTTCGGTGCTGGTGGCACCAGCGATCTGGCGTATCGTGGAATTCCCGGTATCGGCGAGATACACGGTGCCGTCGCTGGCAACTGCGACTCCGCTTCGTTCATACAAAAGGTCAGTGGCCAGGTCCAACTCCGCAGAAGTGGCTACACCACCATCGCCGGCCGAACCGATCATACCTGTGCCCGCAATCGAAACCATTGAGGCGAGAGTGCTTTTCGACGAGGCGGAGGGGTTCAGCTTCAGACCAAAAATGCGATTTGACGACGCATCGCTAAGATAAATGGAGCCCTGTGGACCGAGAGCGAGGGCTCGGGCGGCGATTCCCTGAGCCACCACGACCGGTTGAACGGTTACGGAGCTGCCAGGCGCCGAAATCGCTTCCTTTTGCGAAAAAACGACCGCTACAAGCACAAACGAAGCCATCGCAGACACCATCAGCACTCGGCGCACCAATCTCTCCTTGTTGTGTTCGACGCGTTTGATTCAGATACATTACGTCCGGGTTGTGTCACAAAACGGCCATCATAACAGCGACTGCGGTGAGTACCTAGGGGGATGATTGCGCTCAAGCAAGACCGAGCGCCCTGCCGAGGCATCAAACGAATTCCATAAGAAGGGCAAGTATGGCTCTCACATTTACATTGGTAGACAAATGGGATGACGGACAGAGAATCCACCTAGCTGGAACGATAACAGCCTCGGGTAACTACACGACGGACGGGGACACACTCGACTTGTCACAGAACCCGGTTGTCGCCTCTTCGCAACCATCGATCACCGGAACAGCCTGGATGGAGGGACTTTCCGGGTACGACTATGTTTTTAAGCCCGGATCAGCAATAAACAGGACGGTGAAAGTCTTCCAGCAGGGAAGTAGCGCCGGTGCTTTCCAAGAACTCGCCGCAGGGTCCTATCCAACCGGCATCACCTCGGACACAATTACGTTTTACGGAATCTTCAGAAAGCTCAGTTAGCTAGAGCACCTATAAGACCGCATGCGCGGTCCCCCAAGGAATCCAAGTCTCGAATCGAGCTGAATGATTATGTCCATCGAAACATTTTCGCCTGTGCCGCTTAACACGTTCGGATCGTGGGTAACGCTGCTCGATCCTTCTGACGTGCCAGTGGGGACTTCACCAAATTTGCGGGACGTGGATTTCTTTCCCGGAGGGATTCGGACGAGGCCCGGGCTTCTATCCATTCTTTCGGGCGTCAGCGGGTCGCCCGCGATTAACGGCCTAAAGACCTATATTACGCCAGGCCTCGTACAACGGTGCCTCGTCTACGACTCTCTGGGGAACCTCTACAAAGAGACTGCGCCCGGGGTCTTATCCGCCGTGAGTATTGGAGGAATGGCGCCCGGTTTGTTCTTGAGATCGACCACGCATTTCGGGCGCGAGTACATGGCTTTCGGTGACGGCACAAGTGGCCAAGATATTCCGCGTCAATACGATGACACGAACATGGATCGCGTGAGCCAGATTGGGCCGGCAGAGGGCCTGGCAGTCGTCGATTCATCGACGAGCGGAAATATTTCACCCGGGGCACATAAATCCGTGGTCGTTTTTGTGACAAGGCAAGGCTACTGGACCGAACCTTCACCGGCGACGACATGGACTGCGGCGGGTAATTTCAAGGTCAGCGTCACGGACATCCCAACAGGCCCATCGAACGTGGTGCAGCGTTTGCTTGCCTGTACGGCATCGGGCGGCGCCAGTTTCTATCACGTGCCGGACATGATGGTGATCAATGACAACTCGACTACGTCAGCGACGATCGATTTTACGGACACGATTTTACTGTCCGGCGTCAGCATGGATTACCTGTTTTCTCAGATTGAGCTTCCGGAACAGCTTGGCGTGACGGCTTACGCGGAAAGGCTGTTCTGGTGGGGCGAGCGAGCGCAGATGGACAACTGGCGCAATCTCTCTTTCGACGGCGGGTGGGATGCGTTGGGAACCGGGCGGCCTCTGGGTTGGCAGCTCGATCCGTCGCTCGGGGCAGGCGCGGGTAAAGAATCGAGCAACGTCGTTTGGGGAGAGGCATTTAAAATCACGGCGGACGGCGCGAGCATCATTCGAGGAGCGATCGAGCAGAGTGCAATTTTCGATGTGAACGGGAATCCGCTATGTGAGAACAATGTCAGCTACTCCGTGCGGGCGCGCGTAGCACGAACGAGCAACTTGACGCAGGGTACGCTACGAATCAACGCCAACAGCCCTACCGCTGGACAGGTTGGCATGGGCCTTTCCGTCAGTGCGCTCCAAACCACTCAGACATATCAAGAGTTCGCGGGCGAACTCTTTGGGGCACAGACGTCCCTTCCATCCGATTTGATGTTGCGCGTTTACGGCGACAGCACGCTCCTTCCGTCTGGCGAAGCCTTTCTGCTGGACAACATCGAAATCTTTCCGACGAACGAACCTTTGAACGCTTCGATCGTGAGAGGCTCCGGTACAGAGGAACCGGAAGCGTATGACGGCGTGACGGGCTTCATGAGCATCGGCGAAAACAACGGCCAGTGTATTCGCAGCGCCTTCACGCTGCGGAACAATCTGTATTTCGTTAAAGAGCGCAGCATGTACGTGACGGCGACTGACGGCGTCAACGAGCCCGCGCTATGGACCGTGGAAGAGGTTTCGAACGAGGTTGGCACGCCTTCGGCGCACGGAGTCGGAACCGGCGAGGAATGGGTCGTGATCGCCGGACGGTCCGGGCTCTATCTCTTCGACGGAAGCGAACCCATAAAGCTCTCGCAAGAGATCCAGCCAACATGGGATTCGATCAACTGGCAGTATGGGCAAAACCTCTGGGTGCAAGTGGATACCCAGCACAAAAAGGTTTACGTGGGCGTGCCGACGGGAAGCGCAACGCAGGTCAGTCGGGTGCTCTTGCTGGATTACAGCGAAGGGTTCGCAGACCCACTTGTCTCACCCGAACGATCGAGGAAGTGGGCGCCGTGGACAATGTCGGCGAATTCCTGCGGATTGATCGAACGGGTCAACGGAACCGCACAAGTGTTTTTGGGCTCTAACAATAGCTCGGGGAAAATTTATCAGCTCACGCCAGGGCAATACTCCGACGACGGCGCAGCGATCAATTCGTCTTGCAACACGGCGTTCCTGGCCGCAACTGGATTGAGCGGGCGGAATCTGTTCGGGTATCTGACGGCTTACGTTCAGGGGGCGGGCACACTGACGGTCTCGTCGTATGCACCTGGAGATACGAGCTTCACGACACTAGGCAGCTGGACACTGACTTCGCCCTCGCCAAAGGACATGGAGCAATTCACGAATGTGCTGGCCGAGCGAGTTTCGTTGCAGGTTGGAACGAATGCCATTGGAGCATGGTTTGCCCTGACCAAGCTTGTTCCATGGGTCAAACCTGATCCGTTTGCAGTCGTACGCGGTACCAACTAATCCGAAGCCATCCCAAAGGTGCTCAAATCATATGCTGACAATCAGTCAGATCGAGGCCCTGCGAAAAACAAATCCCCAGTTGTACGAAACGGCGAAACGCCTTGCGGGCGCGTCGCTGGGCCCGAATCAAGGCTGGAGTTTGGACGACCAAGTAACGGACGGTGCGAATTTTGCACGCGTTGCGAGCGAGGCGCTGAGTTCGGGGAAAGTCGATCCATCAAAATCGGGCGTGCTAGCAAAAGGATCTGTTCCGCCCACGTGGTCGGGGGCGTTTACGTATGTCTCAACAACCTCGTCCCTGACATGGAGCTGGAGCGGGCTGACGATTTATCGGGCGGACGGGACCGCGACCTCTATATCGAACGAATCAGTATCCGTAACCGGCCTATCTGCCGCTACGACCTACTATTTCTATCCTTACTGGGACGAAACCACGTCGACGCTAAGTTGGGTAGCCGGAGGTTCCGGAGCTCCGGCCGTAGCGCAATCGGCGAAGACCAATGTGACCGCCCAACAGCAGGCTCTGCAAGGCAGAATTCCATTGTCACAAGGGGCCGTTGTAGCGGCAACGACTGCAAGCGGAACGGGCGGCGGGTCGGGCGGCGGCAGCGGAAACTGCCTGCGCGAGGGGACGATGGTGTTGACGAGAGAGCGGGGAACCGTACCGCTTGAAACGTGCAAGGTGGGAGAACACCTCCGGTGTCCGAATGAATGCTGCGGCGAAACGTGGACGCGGATCGTGCGCCTCGAAGTGAGGGACGCGGATACGTTCATCCGGCTCCACTTTTCAAATACCGAGACATTAGATGTAACGCCACATCACATTTTCACGTTGGCCGATGGATCGCCCATGCGGGCGGAACGATTGTGCATGAGCGATATATTCGTCGGGCGCTTTGGGCGAATCACTTTGCGAAGAATCGAAACAGTGGTCCAGGAAAGCCGAAAAGTCACCGTTACGTGTGAACCGAATCACCAGTTTTTTGCAGGTCGCGATACGGCAACGATTCTTACGCATAACTACACGTTCAGTTCGTAGCATGCACGTCAAATGGAGCTGCGACTCATGCACATCCGCGAATTCGTGCCTGCCGATTTAGAAATTCTGAAGCAAATACATAACCAGCAGGGGTTCGATTACCCATTTCCTGACATTTCGGATCCGCTCTTCGTGTCCAAGCTCGTGATGGAAGACGACTCCGCACGACCCGTGATGGCGTCTATCGCCCGGCTGACCTGCGAGATGTATCTTTTGATGGAGCCTGAAGCAGGTTCGCCACGCGATCGGTATGAACGGATACTCTCCCTACATCGCGCCGGCGAACGTGACCTGTCCGCGCGCGGTTTAGATGACGCCCATGCGTGGTTGCCGCCGCGCGTGGCACGGCGGTTCGGTAAGCGCCTCGAAACTCTCGGCTGGGTTCGGGACGCTGACTGGACACCTTATTGCTATCGATTCAATCCAAACAAATTCTAATTTGTGGGGTTCGACGACGGAATGATCGTATGTCGGACCGTTTCGTGGAAACGGAGGAAGTATGTCTCGCGGAGCACAGAGTAGTACCCGCGCGCTGTCTGATCAACAACTCGCGCAGCAAGACCAAATGATTTCGCAGTTGAGCCAGCAGGGTCAGCAAGATCGCAGTTTGCTAATGCCGACTGTTAATAGCCTACTTACGAGTCCGGGATTTTCGCCGCAACAGCAATCCGACATTACACAACAGAGCCTTGGCGCGGCGAACACCGCGTTCGATGCACTTCGTGAGCGGGCTGCGAATCGAACGGCCGCCACCGGGAATTCAGCAGGGTATAGCGATCTTTTGAGTCAGCTCGGGCGAGAGCAGGCGCAAACCGACGCGAGCCAAGCACAGCAGAACCAAGTTGCGTTTGCAAATCGACAGCGGCAGGACCAACTCGCTGGACTGAATGCCTTGGGACAAACGTACGGAGTAGACACAAATCTGCTCGGTAAGGCTATGGGCGTGCCGGCTGAACTGCTCAACGTGCGTCAGCGAGCGTCAGGTAGCTCGTCTAGCGGACTGGGGAACGTGTTTGGTCTCGGCTCCGGAATCGCGTCACTCTTTGGATGAGGAGATACGGATGAGAGTTCTGGAAGATCCCCATTGGCTCACGCCGACGTTTGTTTTCGCGGTGCAGCTTGTGTTGTTTCTGCGATGGTTACACAGGCGTATTCGGAATGACGAGATCACGCGCATTTTCGTGCAGGATATAGCCCTAAATCATTTGCCGCACATATACGAAGTGTTGCAGCGGCTCTGCAATGAGCAGGGAATTGAGGGGAGAAATCCTCCGATTGTCCGTTGGCTCAACATCAACTCTCCGGAGAACTAACACTCTTCATGACGCCTCAAGAGGAACTCGTGGTCGAAGCGCGTGCGGCCGCTGTTCGCCACAGACTGGACCCGGCGCTCGTCTGTGCCGTAATTGAACAGGAATCATCGTGGAACAGCTATGCGATCAGGTATGAACCTACGTTTCGGGAACGCTATGTCGCTGTATTGGAGCTAGCTCCAACGGAGGAGATTGCGCGGTCGACGTCCTGGGGATTGATGCAGGTGATGGGGCAGGTCGCGCGGGAACACGGGTTTGCACGCCAATTTTTGTCGGGCCTTTGCTTGCCCGAGATTGGCGTCGAAATAGGCTGCGCGGTACTTGCGAACAAACTTTCCGCTGCAGAGGGCGACTTGAACGCGGGCTTGTTGCTGTGGAACGGCGGCGGCGACCGATCCTACCCAAGTCGAGTTTTGAGCAAACTCAGTAGCTATTCATTAGTCTGAATGAATTGCGAGGGCTTTATGGCGCGCGGGACAATCGAACTTGTTGGAGGCACCGTAGCCGTCGTTTTGTTATTGATGTCGCTTGAGGCGTGGCGAGGGGAACGGAAAGAGACGAGTCAGCTAGGCAATGCGCTTGAGGCTCAACAGAAATTGATCACTGATGCAAACAACCGCGAGACCGAGCGGGAAAACACTCTTAAAAGCTCGTTGAGCGATATTGCGAACCTAAAGAGGAAAACACGGACTCCATCGCAACTTCTGCGCGAACTCCCAAAGTATTTGCCCTTGCCACAACCCATTGTCGCGAAAGACGCTCCGACTCAAACGGCGCGCAAGGAAAGGCCGTCCCGCCCGTGGTCGCTCTCGACACCCAGCATCGGAGCGAATGTCACCGCCTCAGAAAACTTAGGCACAGACGCCATTCCAAGTGCGAATACTTCCGCTCAGACTAAAGAACAGTTGAGCATGGAATTACCTGCGCAGGACTGTCGAGCGTGCAACGCAAAGCTTAGCGCAGCTCAACGTGATGCAACGGACGACAGTCTCAAACTGACGGCGCTCACAAAGCAGCGCGACCTGGCTGTGAATTCCGCGAAAGGCGGCACGCTTCGGCAGCGCTTGAAGAGCCACCTCCGTTGGCTCGCTGTCGGAGCAGGGATCGGGCTCCTCATCGGATACCGAAAGGGTTAGGCGTACGCAATTTTAGTCTTGACATTCCGATACTGAATATTATGTTGCGTAGGATTTCGGCTTGGCGGGCGACCGAACGAGCCATCTTCGCTTGCGGATTAGCCACCTTGTTTGAGCATGGGTTTGACGTGATTTGCAGCGTTGGTTTTCGCTGGCGCAGCTTGTTTCGCAACTTGTTTTTGGTTACAACAATCTGAAGAAGGTGGTGTTTATAATGGTGTGGCGGTGTGTAGGCGCTTATACAGGTTGGACATACTAAAGGAGATAAGGAGATCACGATGCGGGGCTGCAAGATATTCATGATCGCTATCTTTTGTCTTACGTTCGGAGCTTTGCAAGCGGGTGCGCAATTTCTCTCGGAGCCTAAGTTCGAAATCACTCCGTTTGGCGGGACGCGATTCGGAGGGCAAATTAGCTATAACCCTCCGGCGACTTATACCGGGCCAGGCGCCGGTTCCGGCGGCGAGCTGCTCGACTATATCAAGTTGAAGAGCAGTTTTGACTACGGGGTCGAAGCGGACTACGCGCTTTTCCCGGGCTTCGAAGCGGAGTTCCTCTGGAGCCGGCAACCGACCGAGTTGCGAGCTCACAATGCTGAGAGCGGCGGACTCGCGGACATCGGGTCGGCGAATCTAGATAACTATAACGGGGGAGCGCTGTGGGAACTCAAAGGCGAGGAATCCAAGATTAAGCCGTTTATCTCGTTCGGACTGGGCTTTACCCATTTCGGCACCAATGGGGTATTGACCGGAATAAATAATCGGTTTTCTTACAACATTGGGGGCGGCGTGAAATACGAGCCCACCGCTCACGTTGGACTTCGTGTAGACGTCCGCTATTCGCCCACTCACACCACGCAGCAGGTCGGCTACGGCGAGGACTTCTACGGCGACCTCTATCAGACTGAGATTACGAACAAGGCGAACCAGGGCCAGGCAAACATCGGCGTCATCTTTCGCTTCTAACGGGCGTTTTTGACGGCCACGGCATGGATGGCTGGAGATTGTCTTCGACTTTCTCCAGCCGTTCCCTTTTTCTCAATCGTTCTTGTAGGTGGAATCCAGTAGTTCAGCCGTACTAGCCATGCTGTTACTCACAAACTTCGCGCAGACTGTTGAATTCGGGCATTTCACTTTGGCCTTCGGTATATGATTGCCCAGGTGAATTCGCATGAAGAACGCTACGCGCATTGCTTCCCTTCCTGTAATCGCTTTTCTGCTCTTTGCCGTGCCGGCTTTCGCGTTTGACTATCCGCTCTCTGAAACGGCGATTCGCGACGCTTTTTTGACGGGCAACGGCAACCGCAACTCAGAACTGTTCGTTAAGTACATTCACAATTTTTCCGCGCCTGATAGCGGACCGTACGTCGCATCGGTCAGGCTTGAGACTCCGTTTGAACAAGTCGCGCAGCGCGGCGCAACAGCCTCGAACTATCATGCGCAGGAAGCAGAGCAGGAATTTCTTGGAAAGCGCATGCCGTTTCGCGTCAGCGTGGAGATCCAGTTCACGCCAACATATCCTGAGTTTCAAAACCGGGAATCGAACGGTGCGTATTCGCTTCTGCAACCGATCCCCGACTACCAGAACGATTTTCAGATCGACGTGAGCCAGGACAATACGATCGCGCCGCTCGCAAGCCATGCGTACGTCGCGTCATCGAATTTCTCGAATACCATTTGGGGAATTCAAGGCATCGTACTCGAACAGGAATTCGATCCACAGAAGATTGACTCGTCTGATCTCACCGTTGAGGTTCACACACCGGACGGTCAGGACGTCGCGACGACATTCGACCTGTCTCAGCTTCGCTAAGCCTCGGCGATTGGTCGACGTATTCCACATGCTAAAGCGCGTGGTAATGGTGCGCTCACTCCATTGCGACACAAACGCTCTGATTGCACCTTTTGGTGAACTCACTCTTCGAGGACCGATAGCGCCATTGTTACAGGCATGTTTAAGTTTCTGAACTAAGCCAGAAACCGATTGAACGCGATCCGGAGTTATACCAGACTACGTCCCGTAACGGAGCCTATCTAGCCACGCATTTATGGGGCCTCGCCTATGAGAACGAATTCTCTTAAGTGCCTTACACTCTCGCTTGCATTTCTTGGCTTCGTTGGAATCTTTGCAGCTTCTTTGGCTTTCTCGCAGGCGCGAGCCGTGTCCGATGAGCCTGCTTCGGAGGGGCGGCCGATTACGCCGGCCGGAACGCTGGTGCTGGACAGCAATACGGGAAATCTGGCGATCGGATCGTTGCCGGTCGCGTTTGTCCGCAGTCCCGATCGCGGCGCGAAAGACGGCGGCGGACAGTATCTGATCAGCGTGAACAGCGGCTATGGCATTCAGTTCAGCGCAACTACAAACGCGGAGCAACAATCGATCTCGGTTCTCGACCTGAATGCGCAGCCCTCACCGCGCGTGATTCAAAATGTGTACTTTCCCGCTCCGCAAAGCGCCCAGGTTGGAGCAGTGTTTTCTCCTGAAGCCGACCCAAGCGGCGCGTATACGCTTTACGTTTCAGGTGGTTTCGAGAACAAAATCTGGATGTTTCGTTTCCATCCAGGCGATCCGCAGCCGGTGACGCCTGCGTCGAACGGACCGGACACAAAGGTAACCGCTCCATTCATCTCGGTCGAGGGTTTTGCCACCGAAGCGAGTACGCCTCGCTACAACTCGAATCAAGAACCGGTGTATCCGCTGGGAATCGCGCTTAGCGCCGACGGAGATACGTTTTACGTCGCGAACGATCTCGGCGATTCGCTCGGTATCATTCGCGGCCTGCGCTACAACCGGCGTTTGACGCGCGTCGATTTGTCAGACGATAAGCCGGGGCATTTCGTATACCCATACGGTGTGACGACCTGGAATCCTGCGAATTCTCACGAGACGCAAAAGGTTTTCGTCTCGTGCTGGGCGACTGCATCTGTGGCGGCGATTGATGCGCTCCATCCGGAAAGGCCGGCGACATTTATTCCCGTTGGCCGCCATCCGACCGCGATGACTCTCAACAGTGCGCGCACGCGGCTCTATGTGGCCAATTCGGACGACGACAGCGTCTCGGTGATCGACCCAGCGAGCAATCGCGTCGTGGAGACGATCTCTGTCCGTCTTTCGGAGAAGGCCCTTCCGGGTAGTTCGCCGGAGGGGCTAGCCCTTGGCACCGACGGAAAGGTGCTGTACGTCGCCAACGCACATAGCAACGCCGTCGCTGTAGTCAATTTGGGGCCGGCAGAAGCAAAAGTCGCGCGCGACAAGGACGATGATAAGTCTTCGGACGACGATGATGACAAATCTCCCGCGCGCAGCCAGGTGCTCGGGTTTATTCCAACGGGGCAATACCCTTCCGCCGTAGCATTTGCGGACGGGTGGCTTTTCGTTGCCAATGGAAAAGGCAGCGGGTATGAAAGCTCTTCGCTGGTCGTGAATAATTCCGGGCGCGCACCTAATATGCCCAACGACCGGTTCCCTGTTGGAACCGGCAGCAACCGCCAGGGCGGCGAATACGACGTCGCGTTGGTCGCTGGGACGATCTCGCAGATTGCGCCGCCTGACGCGCAGGCGCTCGTCAGCTATACAAATCAGGTGATGCGCAACGACGGTTTGATTGGGTCGGCCGACGTACACCTGTTTTCGGGAGCATCGCCGATTCATCACGTCATTTATGTGATCCGCGAAAATCGCACGTACGATCAGATTTTCGGCGATCTCGCAAAGGCAGGCAACGGCGAGCCGGCGGATGGCGATGCCTCGCTGGCGATCTTTGGCGATGGCACAGCTGCAAGTCCTGCGAGCGGTACGACACAGGAAATCACGCCCAACGCGCATGCGCTGGTCAAGCGCTTCGGCATCCTAGACCGATTCTTTGTGAATTCCGAGGCCAGTCCAGACGGCCACAACTGGACTGATGCCGCTTTCTCTTCCGACTACGTCGACAAGGCCTATCGCTGGAACTATTCTTCGCGGGGGCGTACGTACGATTTCCAAGGTACGAATCGTTTGCCGACGATTACGGCGATGCACGGTCTGCCGCCCGTTCTGCCTGTGCCCGCTACTCCCGATGATCTTAAGCAGCTGATTCAACGCTACGTGCCATATCTAAACGGTGCGCGCGACGTAGGCGAGCCGCAGACGCTTTATCTGTGGGACGCGGCCGCGCGGGCCGGACTTACCTATTGGACGAACGGCGAATTCATGAGCACGATTTCGCAAGCGGAAATCGACGCCTTCAACGCCAATCGCGAACGCGATTATCCCGACATTTCGCCGACGGTTGTCGCATTTCCTTTAAAGAAATCGCTCGAAGATCATTTCAGCACCACGCATCGCGAATTTGACCTGTACACGCCGGATTCGATGACGACCGACTCGTATCGCGCCGCGCTACAAGCAAACTCGCCGGGAGAGGCGCTGATCTCCAGTTCGAACGCCGACTCTCGACTACGTGGATACTCTCGCCTTTCCGCGTGGCTGGCGGAATTTCGCGGCTATGTCGATGCACTCAACAACGGTGGGAAGGATTCTTTCCCGGCGCTGAATATCGTTTATTTGCCGAACGACCACACGAACGGGATGCGAGTCCATATGCCGACGCCGCAGTTCTATGTGGCGGACAACGATTATGCGCTAGGGCTGCTGGTGCAAGAGGTCTCGTCCAGCCCCTATTGGAAAGACACGGCGATTTTCGTGGTCGAAGATGACGCGCAAAACGGTCCCGATCACGTGGACGCGCACCGCTCTCCGGGACTCGTCATCAGCGCGTACAATCGACCCGGCGCCCTGGTTCATCAATATCACAGCACAGTCAGCATGGTCCGCACGATTGAGGTTTTGCTGGGCATTTCGCCAATGAACCAGCTCGATGCGGCCGCGGCTCCCATCGATATTTTTCAGGCGCAGCCGGACTTAACTCCGTATAAGGCGATTTTGCCTAAGCTGGCGTTGAACAATCTACTCGTCCAACCGGCGGCAGACCGCGAAACAGCTCAGTGGATCCGCGATAGCGAGCGGCAGGATTTTACTTCGGAGGACATGGCGAATCCAGAGACGCTAAATCGAATCATCTGGTTTTCGGTTCGTCGAGATCAGGCGCCATATCCCACAGTCGCGCAACTGCCGGCCTTTGACGTGATGCGGACGAAGTCAGAAGAAGAAGCCGCGGAACAATTCGACATCAACCGCGAAATTAAGGCGATTCTTGCGAAACGAATTTCCAAATCACCGTCGCGCGAAAGATGATTTAGGTTGTTTCGCTCTCCTTTCCAACGTCGTATCGTGGTCTCGATGAGAATTTTGATTTCCGGCGCCGGCATTGCGGGGCCGACTCTCGCTTATTGGCTGGCACGTTATGGAATTGAGTCAACCATCGTTGAGTCTTCGCCGCGGCTGCGCACCGGCGGCTACATCATTGATTTCTGGGGCGCGGGTTTCGACATCGCCGACCGCATGGGCCTTTTGCCGGAGCTTCGCAGCAAGGGCTATGTACTCGAGGAATTACGGGTTGTAGACCGGAATGGGAAACGCATCGCTAGCTTTCCCGTGGAATCGTTCAATCGTGTCGCCCAGGGCCGGTATTTGAGCTTGCCGCGCAGTGAACTCTCCACAGCGATTTATGGAAAAATTGCGAACCAGGTCGACGCAATTTTTGGCGACAGCATTATCGCCCTCGAACAAGACGAACGGCACGTTCGCGTCACGTTCCAGTGCAGTCCTGCGCGCGACTTCGATCTGGTGATTGGGGCGGACGGCCTGCATTCGCGCGTTCGCCAACTTGCGTTTGGAGCCGAGAGCCAGTTCGAGAAATATCTGGGCGTAAAGGCTGCGGCCTTCGAAGCGGACGGATATCGTCCGCGAGACGAGCTTGCCTACGTGATGTACACGGAGGTGGGCAAACAGGTTGCGCGGTTTACCATGCGCGGCGACAGGACGCTTTTCTTTCTCACATTTGCCGACGATGATCCCACAATCCCAAGCGAGCTGTCGGCGCAGAAAGCTCTTTTGTGGAAGAGATTTGAATCAAAGAATTGGGAATGCCCGCAGATCATGGAGGCCCTCGACGCCGCTCTGGAGCTCTATTTCGACCGCGTAAGCCAAATTAGAATGGATCCGGAGAAAGGATTGTGGAGCAAAGGGCGCGCTACGCTCATCGGCGATGCGGCATTCTGCGTGTCGCTACTCGCTGGGCAAGGCTCAGCCCTGGCCATGATAGCGGCCTATATTCTTGCCGGTGAGATTCACCGCGCTCAAGGCGAATTCGCGACCGCGTTTCGCAATTACCAGAATCTGTTCGGTCCCTTCGTCGCAAAAAAGCAGAAAGCGGCGCTGGGGTTCGCGGGGACTTTTGCACCAAAGTCAAAGCGAGCAATTTTTGTTCGTAACAAGATCTTCAATCTCTTGAAGGTTCAGTTTATCGCCGACATTGTCGGCGCACGCGGCCTTACCGATAAGATCACGCTGCCGCAGTATTAGGCGCCGCCTTGCGCGGACCGCGCCGAAAGATGTGCCGCGCATTGGCTCGATCAGAGTGTTACGTTCAAGTGAAGCGAGAGGGCTTGCGACTGGCTTCCGTCGTTCGCGGTCACGGATAAGGTATACGCTCCCGCCAGTGACGGAGGGGATCGCTCGAAGCATCCGCGCCGGCTCCACCGCCGCAAGCCGCGAGGCCGACACATAAGAATGAGAGCGCCGCTGCCGTCAAAGCTATCCTGCTAGCCAGTCCACTTCGCCGACGGCTTGCAGCGAATACGCTGATGATCGCCACGAATAGACAGGGAAGAGTTACGCCCCAGTTCCCTCCCCTATACGAGACATCAAGCGGAAGCGCCGACGATGCAGTGGTTGCTGCCTGCACCTGAAACTGAGCCGGCAGATTCGGACTCACAGTAATTGCTGCCGAAGGCGACAAAGTGCACGTCGGTCCGGCCGGATTGCTGGTGCACGCCAAATTCACTGTCCCACTGAAAGAACTCACCGAAATAACGGAAATGGGCGGGAAACTCGCCGTTGCTCCAGCAGCGACCGTTTCATTTAGCGAACCCGATCCACTCGAAATGCAGAAGTCTCCTGTGGCTGTGCCGGATAACGTAACGGTTTGGGACGGCACCGTGCCATTGTCCTGAATCGTGAGCGTCGCGTTACGCGCGGCCGGCTCGTTCTGGCAGGACGGAGTAAATGTGACCTGGATTGCACAACTGGCCGTAATTGGGCCGCTGCAATTGTCGCTTTCCGCGAAATCTGAGGCGTTGGCCCCGCCGAAGGTGACCTTACTCACGGCAAGCGGTTGTCCCGGTCCCGCGCTCGTCACCGTCACGGCCTGAGCAGTACTTGTCGTAGCCACCGGCTGATTGCCGAATGCAAGTGTCGTCGGCAAAACTTGTGCGTTTGCTTGGACACCGGTGCCAGCGAGCGCGATGCTCTGTGGGCTTCCGGGGGCGCTGTCCGCAATGGTTAAGGTCGCGACGCGAGTGCCGCCCGCGGTGGGCGCGAACACCACGCTTACCGTGCATAGGGCGCCTGGCTGAATTCCCGACTGGATGTTGCAATTTGTCGTTTGTGAAAAATCAGAGCTATTCGCACCACTGATCGCCATCTGTTGTGTGAACAGGATGGGGATCGAACCTTCGTTTGTGATGGTGACGATTTGCGCTACGGTCTGTGCGCCGGCACTCTCTGGAACCGTGAACGTGAGACTCGACGGCGCCACTTGGATACTCGCCGGCTGAGTCGCTGTTCCCACAAGCGCCACAGCCTGCTGGCTGTTGGACGCACTGTCTGTGGCAACCAAGTTCGCCGTCTTCGGTCCGGCGGATTGCGGCGCGAATCTTACAAAGACTGTGCAAGACAAACTTGGAGCGACAGAAGTTTGCTGGCAATTGTCGCTCTCCACAAAATCAGCAGGATTCGATCCTGAGAATCCGATCGATTGCGCTGCGAACGTGAGCGAGGCACTTCCCGCGTTTTCGATGGAGACGGCTTGCGGCGTGCTCTGCGTGCCCGCGACCTGCGCCCCGAAAGTAAGGGTGGCAGGAGATATCTGCGCCTGAGGCGACGACGTGCCACTTCCCAGCAAACTCACAGCTTGCGGGCTGCCGGCCGCGTTATTGGCGATATTCAATGCGGCGGCAAAACTGCCCGCGATTTGTGGCGAGAATGTGATTGATACGCTGCAAGACGCTCCCGAAGCCACGCTCGTCGGGCAATTATTTGTTTGCTGAAAATCGGCCGCATTGGTCCCGCTGATTCCGATCGCCTGGGTAAAGTTGAGCGTGGTGCTACCAATATTCGTGATCGTGACCACCTCGGCCGCGCTTTGCGTGCCAACGCCCAGACCTCCGAAATTCCAACTCGACGGCGAGACCTGGGCTTGAGGCGGCGCGACCGCGGTGCCGCTAAGCGCCACCAATTGCGGGCTGCCGGGAACGTTGTCAGAGACGGACAGACTCGCAATTTTTGCCCCCGCCGATTTCGGGGCGAACTCCACGTTGACCGTGCACCACGCTGCGGGCGCTATGTTCGCGTGGCAATTATCGGTTTCCGTAAATTCGGAGGCATTCGCCCCCGCAAACCCAAGAGGCAACGACAGAACGAGCGGGGCGCTGCCGGTGTTTGATATGAGGACGGGAAGAGTTTCCGTCGAGCCTAGAGGTTCGCTTCGGAAGATCAGCTGCGCCGGTTCGGTGAGCGCCAAAGGCACGGGCTGAATTCCCGTGCCAGTCAACGGCAGTTTCTCAACAAGGGGAACACCGTTAGCCTGCCCCGTGATGTCAAGTTCAGCCTGAAAAGTGCCGGTCTGTGTTGGTGCGAACCCGTATCGTATCTCGCAAGACGTCCCCGCGCCTAATTCGACGCCGGCTGGGCAGGGCGCAGCTTCGGGACTCCAAGTAAACTGCGCCACATCAGGCCCGGACAGCGCGAAAGAAAAATTGTCGACCTCCACGCCCGCAGTCACGGTCACGCCAATAATATGCTGCGATGGCACGGCGTCGAGCGGAACGCTTCCGAACGCGAAGCTCGCGGGCGAGACGGTGAAAGGACCAACGCCAACGCCCGTCACTTCAAGTAGATGAGGGCTACCAGGAGCATTGTCGGTGATCGTGACCACACCGCCTTCTACTCCAGCCGCCGAAGGGACAAAGTTCAACTCAGCCTGACAGGTTTGTCCGGGCGAAAGAGGCTGCGGACAACCGGCACCCGATGCGATTGTGACTGAAAAATCGCCGCCGTTTGCGCCGGTTACCGTCGGCGGATTCGCCGTCGAGAAGTTCAGCGACGCCTGGCCAGTATTCAAGATCACGAAAGGCTGTGGCAGAGCAGATGTCCCAATCTGCACGCCGCCGGAACCGAAGTTGACGTTTGCCGAACCGAAAGAGAGCGCAGGCTCTGTTGCAGTTCCCTCCTGGATTCCTGCGATAAAAGCGTCCCCTTGAGCCGGTTGTTCCTGGCAGCTTCCGCAGATTTGTTGGAAACCGTTGGCCGTGCTGCTGCTCGTCATCGCAGTAGGAAAATTTGTGGCCGTCGTTTGCCCGGCTACGTAGACGTCGCCGCGGCCATCCGCGACGATACTGTTTCCAAACGCGGTGACCGCCGCACCCGGCGTCACAAACGTGCCGCCAAGCGGAGTTGCGTACAAAAGAGACCTCGTGCCGGGCTGCGTCGTATCCAGCTTTGCCACGAACGAGTCGGCTGCTCCATTGAATGGTTGAAGGTTGTCGCGCCATCCGAAGTTATAAGAAGTCGTCGTCCCGCTCAGGTAGACGCTGCTTGACGAAGGAGCGGCAACGGACTCCGCCGCGTCCTGGCCGGAGCCTCCCAAGTAAGTGAAGTACTCGAGTGACGTAGTTTGTCCGGGATTCCATCCGACGACAGCCAGAAAGGCATTCTGGATAGCAGGTGCTCCCGGAGGTGGTGAAGGAACAGGCTGATATTCCTTCACGCTCAGCCCCGCGATCTCCGGAGTATCGGGAAACGTAAGCGACTGCGTTGCGCCCACCACATACGCGGAGCCTTTCGCGTCGACCGCAACGCCGAGAGCCTCATCCATTCCGCTGCCGCCGAGAAGCGTGCCGTAAATCAAGTCGCTCGCGTTAGTCCCGGACAATTGCATTTTCATCAGGAACGCATCGGATGAACCGCCTCCGTACTCGGTCTGGATCGCGTTCTCGACCAGAAATCCGTCGACGGAGTTATTCGTCGAGCCGGCAATGTACACACCGGGCGGCGTCTCCGAATCGACGGCAACCCCCCCAATCGCGACGGTGGCGTCCGAATCTGTTCCAAGGTAAGAACAATAAAGAAGATCGCTCGCTCCTGCTGCAACGTTCTGAGGTTGGAACTCTGCGACAAACCCATCGGTAGTACTTTTGCCGCCAAAGCTACCTTGATAAGCACCGCCCGTGGTCGGCAAATCCTGGGAGCTCGTGTCGGACGCGACGTAGATGTTTCCAGATGCGTCGAACGCAATGCCCCCTTCACCGGCCGGAATATTCAAAGAGGCAGTCAGCGGCGTCCCCGTTGTAGCGTTGGCTGATTCGGTTCCGCTTCCTCCAAATATCGCTGAGAAAATCAGATTTGCTCCGCTGGGATCGACTTCGCTGACGACCAGATCATTTCCCGTCCCTAATGTGAGCCCTTGCGTCGGTGCTCGGCCATCCGTGACGGGATAGTCGGGAGATGTCGTCGTCCCGAGCACGGCGACATCACCGGAAGCGTCGACAGCGACCTCTCCGCCAGCCTGCGCGTCGCTTCCCCCAAAAAATGCCAAGTACTGCAGAGTGCCAACACCGTTTGAAAACGCGATCTTGGCAATGAACAGTTGCCCAGTGCCGCGAATGTTGCCGTCGACGCCGTTTGGCGCTTCGGGAAAAGTCGCCGCGGAAGTGGTTGTTCCCGCCAGATAGACGTTCCCTGCGGAATCCATGGTCATGCTGTTGACGGAATCTGCTCCTGAGCCACCGAGGAACGAGTCATACGTGATCGTCAGCGAGGGATCGATTAGTAGCCCAGCCTTTCGGTCATGCTTCCCAACCCAAAGGCCGACGGATCCATCGGCCTCGAGCACGTATCCGCCGTCGATTTTCCGGCCGCTTTCCCGTGGCTTCGACGCCCCCGATTGATCGCCCAATGGCAGAGTTGGAACAGCCTTTTGGGGGGATCTCTTTCGCCGAGGGCGGGGATAATCGTGCATCGACCTGCGTACGGGCCGATTTGCTGCGCCAGATGAGCTGCTAGTGCTCTTTCGCGGTATCGTCTCTCGACGGGCGCCGCGCACTCTGGAATGGCTCGACGTGCTCTTCCGCGTTCGAGGACTGGAGGTCGTCTTTCGATGGGTTCCCGTGGCAGCTGCCGATACCTGCTCGTAGATCGCGGGCGCCCGCATGTAAAGCTCGTCGTCACCAACACGCATCAGTAAGTCACCACGGCCATCTATGCGTAGGTTGCGAGCTCCTTTGAATTCGAATCGCAATTTCGCGGGGTCGACTCCGGCGTCCGTATAAACGTCGTACTCGATCCCCTTCCCCGCGGATTGGTCGTGGTCGTTGCTGCCATGGATTGCCAGCTGCACGCCGTGCTGCTTGACTGTTTCGGCGCGCCCGTATCGCGAAACATGCGTTCGCCAATTCCTGGCGTCATTTCCAAGGAAATAGTTGGTCTCGCCTGGCGCCTTGTCTTCCCCCTCCCACACAAACGGCTCGCTTCCGCGCAAAGAGATTTCCAGGGTGGAGGGCGACGAGTGTTGCGGAGATGCGGTCGGAACGACGATCCCCTTGCCGGTCAGCTCGACGTTTATGCCACCGGTGGTGCTCGTAAACTGGACACCGGCATAAGTGCTCGCTGCCGGTTCGAATACGCCACCAGTAGAAATCAGTGATCCGGCAATTCTTTTGCGCGATTCGAGGTCCGAGTGCGCCGACGTGGTTTGAAGCGCAGCTATTTGCGAAGAAGTGCCGTAATTTGAGCCCAGCAAGGTTCTGCCGGCATTCGTTGTCGGGTAGGATATGGGCGACGGAGCGCGTTGGCCTTCAACGTGCCTGGCCGCGGCCGGGCGACGGGACTTCTTCGCTCCAGGAGAATCACCTGAAGCCATCACACCGATAAACACGACGACAAAAAGCATCAGAGGAAACGTCTTTTTCATTTAGGCCTTCCCCCGACAACGAGAAGGCTCTCGTTGACGGGCTAGGCGGCTCAAGATCGCCGAGCCAACTTCGTTTAGTTTTGTTGCAAATTCGCGCGCAGCGGCGCGTGGAACGCTGGAACTATCGCGCCATCATTGGTGATTGTCAACATGTATGCTTTAGGGTGTCAAACCGCTTTAGAAATGTCCCCCTTCTGAGCTCGTTAGAAGTGTCCCCTTTTTGAATTTGTTGTGAGGTTTGGTGTGGTGTTGGTTTCTCGTTGACCTGGACCGCAGCGCAGCCCTGCGAAGCCCGAGGGGCGGAGTGTTTCGGGCGAAGCGGAGGGCCAGGTCAACGCCGCCGCGGGCAGCAGTCCTGCTTCCCGCAGCGCTCGCCGTTGCTCTTCGCTGCGTTTCACTCCCGGAACCCCCGGCCGCACCGGCGCCGCGATCTCGCCGAAACGCAACTCCCCTCCGCGATATTCGATCGTGATGGCCCCGAATCGCCCTTCGCACACCAGCGCTTTCGCCTGCCCCGCTGCATATCCTCCCTGCAGCTGATAAAACCGCCCGCGATAACGCACCACTCCGTCGTTCCCGATGCTCCGCTCGTGCTCTAGCCGAAAGGTCCGGTCCAGCTCCTTCTCGCTCATCCCTGTCCGCCCCAATCTGACCTCCTCTCAGAGGTCCTATTAAGGGGACATTTCTATCGAGCACAACAGGGGACACTATCATCGACGTACAACAGGATAGCTCACGACGTTGAAAGAGACTTTATAGCCCAAAAAATAATCGAGCAGGAGTGTTGCATCCGTGCGCTTTTAAGAGTTCGATTAGAAGAGTTTCGTGGAGGAGCAACAACAAAAATGAAATTGGACTTTTAACCAGCGCAGAAGTGGCCGCTCTTGTTCCGATAGAAAGAGCTTCGAATTGTTCGATAGCAGAACCGGCGTGGGAACTCAGCCGGACCCTCGCGGGACTGCCGGACTGCCAGTCAGCCGAGCGGCGACGTTTGACCCACTCGTAAGCCATTGGAATGGCAAGCCGATCGCCCCGCCAGGAAACCCTTGGACGGCTGCCAAGAAGGGCAGTGCCCACATTTGGGAGGAAGACGAAGACAGCGTCCTCAATTCCCTTGTCGATCGAATCCGCAAAGCCCTCGCTCCGAAAGAAGAAGCGTCCGCAGGAAGCAGCGTTGGAAACCTTCTCAATGCGGTCAGATAGAAGAGGGTGCGCCAGACCCGAAGCCACACTGCGCCGATGCATTGGTTTCCGTATCGGTTTATCTTTTCATTCTGTAGTCGTGCTTATCCTCCTGTGACCTTATGTGAAAAGAGCCCAAAAGGGTTAGGTCGCAAGTGGTTTGTTTCGAGTGGAAGAAAACAAAATGCCATTGAGGCGCGCTCCCAACTGCGCCACGGCCCCACCGGTAGGAGGCTAGATTGTACAACATTTCGCGACGACCTCAGGCACGACGATCACTCATTCTCTAGTAGCAGGTGTTCGCGGATGCTTCATCGACACGCGATCGCAGAGGCTTCACTGACATCTGCTCGCAGAGGCTTCGACGAAACAGCCGCGGTCAAAGTAGCGTTCGTTGCCGACCTGTTGATATTCGAGAATCGTGTGCAAGCGTTGCGCAGCAGAAGAATCGGCCTTCTTTGACTCAGAGGTGACTTGAGCCGGGCCGTTTTTCAGGGCTTCGGTGATCACGCGGCCTTTGAGCTTGCCGTTTGACGGCATTTCCAGGCCGAGAATGTGGGCCAGCGTCGGCGCGATATCGGCATTGCTCACGGGCGATTGGTCGTCGAAGCCTGATTTAAAGTCGGGGCCGATCGCGGCCATGTTGTTGAACGTGCATTCGCGGCCAAAACCGCCGTGCATTCCCTGCCCCTCCTGCAATGATGTGTCGGAGATCTGAATACCGGACTGGAGGTCGCCCGGCTTCAAATAGAAAACCCTGAAGGCGACAACAATTGCAGGTCGCGGAAGTGCACTCGATCCAACGAGACCGATGTCGCTTAGCGGTAGTGCTCCAGGAATTGGGCCGTATTGATCGTCGACAAAGATGCCACCGACGTAATCGAAGGTCGTGAGAAGACTGACGATCTGCTTTACGGTGTCCGGATTTTTATCCGGCACGTAGATCAGGTCCGAGCCGCCGTTTGCCGCGACGATCGCCTTGGCATCAGAACCATCGGGCTTCAGAATCGAGCTGCCAAGAAGACCGTTGCCGAAGAGTGGATGCTCGAAAAGCTCGGGATTCAGACGCAGTTGTCGATACGGGCCGGGAACACCGTGAGTCGTGGGCTGATCGGGATCGAACAAATTTGTGTTCATACCGAGAGCGAGGTCAATGGCGAGGAAGCCGTTGGGAAGTGTGCCAATCGGAGCTTCTGCGTTGCCATTCGCATCGAGATAGTAGTGCTGAGCGGCTGCGCTCGCGGCGAGGCGTCCTGTGCGACTGATCTCGCGACGGCTGATGGTGGCAAAGCCGTGATCCGAGGTGACGAAAACGTCAGTCTGGGCTTTGATCGAGGGATTGGCGTCGAGCCAATCGAGCAGTTGGCGCAGGTTATTGTCGGCGTTATGCACACCCATGCGGGAACTCTCTCCGTTGATGCCGGGATAAAGCGTGCCGAGACTGTCGCCTTCGTTGTGCTGTGTGCCGTCGGGATCGCGCGACCAGAAAAGGAAGACGAACGGCTTGGCGGAATCTTTCGCAAAGGCGGGAAGAATGACGCGCGTCGCCACGTCCGCAAACCATTGCTGTTGGATGACGTTGGGATGAAGCGTACCGGACGCTCCGTTGTTCCACTTCGATGTTGCGCCGTAGCCGTTAGTACGAGCTGGCGCGTCGGGGGAAAGGCCCGCGTCGGTTATCGATGCGAGGATATCCGGCGGTAGCGGAATGCCTGCGCTTGTGCCGGTCGCATCGTCGACGATGATGGCCTGGTTGTTGTGCGGGAATGAAAGGCCGAAGGGCGCAATCGACTCGACTTCCTGAATAGCGGCAGGTCCGAGTTTGCCGACTGCGGCCGCGTTGAGCCCGTTCTCCAACGCTGACGCGAGCAACGTTGGTTCGCCGAGATAATTCCCGCGGAAGTGGCTGTCCGTGTCCGAGAGGATCTGGTCGTTTTCAAGGAACGGCGTCGGAGTACCAATTGGGAGACCAAAGTTGCCCGTGTCAAAGGTGGGATAGCCGAGCCAAATCGTATTACTGAAGTCGCCTGTGTCGCCGTGGCCGGTCGCGATGGCTGACGCATTGGCGGTGGTGAACGTGGGGAAAAGGCTGTGGCTATTTGAAAAGTAGACGCCTTGCTTGCGAATCATCGACAGCGTTGGGGCGTCAGCCTCGTTTACGGAGCCGTTGCGCAGACCATCCGCGACAAAGATGATGACGTTGCGATGAGGTGACGCAGGCGCGACGGTTTGCTGTGCGAAAAAGGGGCGCGATGAAACAACGAGGGCCATGAGCGCGGCAAGTCCAACGAAAGAAAAGCGTTTAGCCATGTACCCTTTCCG